ATATCTCCATTTCTTAGCCTGTCTAGAGTTATCGGTTTGACGGCTATCAAAGACCCGTCCGGCATGACTTTATCCATCGAATCGCCATTGATTTTTGTGATGAATATATCTTTATGTCCTGCCCATTTTCCCATCACTGTGTCCGGTATGGAGATTTTATCAGATTCCGTTATTCCTTCCACATTAATTGGTAAACCCGCACTAATGACGGTTGGTAAATAATTATATTGTTTTGTTTCTGCACTTACATATAACGGCGCGTTTTTATCAAATAAAAATTGAGGGTTTATCTTATACTTATTCACTATATCTTGTAGTAGTTCGCTTGGAACTTTCCTCCTTCCATTGATATAGTGGCTCATTTGTGATTTTGATAACCCTAGATCAGCAGCTATGTCTTGTTCTTCTTTTCCCAGTTTTGCCGCTAAATCACGAATTCTTCCTCCAAAAGAAACCTTCACTTTTTATCACCTCCTTTTTTATCTTTATTTATATAATATCACCAGTTGCGTAAAATGTATACTAAAATAACAAAAAAAGTTTTTTTAAAAAAAATCTATTAAAACTGTTTACAAAACGTAAACTGTATGCTAGTATTAAGATAACAAAATCGAAAGGGGGAGAAAAAATGACAACTACAATCACGAAGCCTAAATTCCCTAAATTCATAGGTCACCTATATTCACAGGGGATTGATATGAAAATCTTTACGGAAATGCTACAAAATAAAGGTCATGACTACAAGTATCATACGGTGCGAAGAAAATTAAGTGGAGAAAGCAGTTTAAACTATGAAGATATTATTATCTTTGCGGAAGTAGCAGGAACAGAAGAATCTATTTTCTTTGAATGATATTTTTTTGATTGGTAGTTTACAAAACGTAAACCCAAATAAATCTCACACCCCGTAAACAGTATTTAATCGAGCGGAGCATGCCATGATCCACCATTAGAGATGGGGAGCAGCGCCAATAGGTCACGCCACGACATTAAATACTGTTTGGGGGGTGTGAGAAGAAAAGGGAGTGATTAAATGAATCAATCCTTGAATGTAGAGTTAACAATCCCAATTCCTGCTGATAAGGTGCTAATCAGCAAGGTGGAGCTGGAAGAGTTAAAAGAACAGTCTTTGTCCGGTATTTACTGGACAATGAAAGACTTAGAAAGTCGAGTCGGTAAAAAACAGGAATGGATTAAGGATAACATTCTTTATTCACCTAAATTTAAAGAAAAGTTGGATGCAAGAAATGGCGGTCCGGTTTACTATCCGGAAAGCCAAGGTCAAACATGGTGCTTTCAAGCCAAAGAAATGGCAAAGTTTTTGGATGAAAATTTTAAAAAGATTTTTGGGAGGTGAAAAAAATGAACATCAAATCACTTGAAACTCGCTTCAAAGAGATTGTCAAGACGAAAGAGCCATTAAGAACAAGGCGGCTAGCTAATTTAATGTCGGATTTGGAACGAATGTATGGGATTCCTGCGTTAAAAAATCCGGAGTTTGAAATGCAAAATCCAGAGCTGATGGCGCTTTACCGCAAAGTTAGCGCCGCAAGAAAATTTTAAGGAGGTGACAAAATGACTCAACATTTATCCATGTTTACCAATGCCGATCAGGATTCGGCGAGGAAAGAGCTTGACTGCTACGGTTGCTTGTTGAAGCGAGCGATTGAATTGTTTGCCCAAGGTGAATTTAATAAGGCTTTGATTTACCACCAAAACATCATCCGGTCACTTGACGAGTTGCACCGGATGAGAATAAACAAAGAAATGCATGATGAAGCGTGGTTGTTGCTCAAACAAATTGAAGCCAGACAAATGCAAGATGAGTTATTTAGGAGTTTTAAGAATGACAAGGGAAGATAAGTTTTTTTACACGTTGGGTGTTCTGGCGTTGGTGTTTCTTTATGTCGCCTTGGCGTTTTCCGGGAGGTGATGTTGATGGAAAAAGCGGACATTTTATTTTCAATCGGCTTAGCTTCATTGATCGTTGCTCTGACGTTCATTTAAAAAAAAGCGACGTTAAAATAAACGTCGCAAGCAATGGAAAAAGAACTATTTAATTCATTATAGCACAGGAGGGGTGAAAAGTGGAATTAATCGAACGTGTTAAAAAGATTGGCGACCAGATTATGGAATTAGAAGCCGCTTACAAAGTGGCCGAAGGCTACCTGTTAGAGGCGGTTGACCACTTAGGAATCCACAGTATCACAAAAATGGACGGAGAATATCGAGTGTCAGTAAAAACTGTTGAGGATTTAGAGGAATTAGCTAACGGCAAAAAACTGAAAGTTGATGACTTTAATAGCGACATCTATCCTTTTAGAGCAAGCTTTAAGGAACATGGAGTGGAGTTTTTCATACTCCTTTCCGAGACTGAGTACATGAAACACTTTGCTCCAACGGAAAATAACGATGATGAAACAGAATACGCACGAGCGAGAATGACGGAAGAAAAGCGTAAAATGCATGAAGCAGGGCACAGGGAGAGTGATTTCAGATGAAGTTATACGAATTAAATGAAGCATTTCAAAACATTCAAGCACTGATCGAAGACGGCGAAGAAGGACTTGAAGACACCCTCGAATCTATCAATCTAGCAATTGAAGATAAATTGGAGAACATCGGTAAAGTAATCAAAAACCTTGAAGCGGAAGCAAATGCTTTTAAGGAAGAAGAAAAACGTTTAGTTGAACGTCGCCGATCAATTGAAAATAACATTAAGCGTTTGAAACAATACGCAGAAGATTCATTAAAGACCACAGGACAACGGAAAGTGAAGGCTGGACTATTTACATTCGCTATCCAAAAGAATCCTCCTAGCGTGAAGATTCATGACGAAAAATTGATTCCAGAACAGTTCTTTATTCCAGTTGAACCGAAGATAGATAAGAAAACATTGAAGGAAATGTTACAAGAAGGTGCCGAGATTCCAGGAGCGGAGTTGGTGCAAGGAGAGGGGTTACGGATTAGATGAAAATAACCAACGCAACTGAAATAACTGATGATCGTGCTACTTATCTATTGTATGCACCTCCAGGAACAGGGAAAACCCACACGATTAACTTTCTTGAAGGAAATACATTGTATATCGCAATTGATAAAACGCAGCATCCATTAAGAGGTAACCCAAACGTTGACATTGTGGATTTTAATACACACAACGCATGGGATAGTTGGAATGAATTAATTAAATGGCTATCCAATAACGATTTATCAAAATACGACAACCTTGTATTTGATAATGTATCCGAACTTTTCCGGTCAATGCTTGGGAATTTAGGACGTGTTGGAAAAAACAATCGTGTTCCGGAAATGAGACATTATCAGCAAATTGACTTTTTCATTATTGATAGTGTTCGTTACATTAATTCACTTAATAAACGAGTTGTATATCTGGCTTGGGAGTCGACAGACGAATTCCAAACCGAAGAAGGTCAGATATATAACCGAACTTATCCGGATATGAGAAAGACAATTCTCAATAACTTTATGGGTCTGTGTCAAGTGGTTGGAAAACTTGCAATCAATCACAGGACTAAGCAAAGGGGGTTCATCTTACGACCCACAAACGCAATTTTTGCAAAAAACCAACTGGATCATCGTGAGTTTTGTCTCCAAGAGGACATATTCAAAGTCGGCCATGATTCGGAGCATGATTCGGAGGGGGTGAATGAAGAATAATTGTTCAAACTCTATGATTATCAACAAAGATTGGTGGATAGGGCAAGACAAGCATACACAGAAGGATATAAAGCACCTTGCATAGTTTCCCCCTGTGGTTCAGGTAAATCGGTTGTAATCGCTGAAATAGCACGAATGACAACGTTGAAAGGAAATCGTGTGCTGTTCCTTGTCCATAGGAGAGAGTTAATTGACCAAATAAAAAACACATTCAAAATGAATGGTGTCAATTTAGATTTAGTCCACTTTGGAATGGTGCAAACTGTTGTCAGGCGATTGGACAAGATGCAGAAACCAGACTTGATCATCACGGACGAAAATCATCATAGTCTGGCAGCTTCATATAAAAAGATTTATGAACATTTCAGTGATGTGTTAAGGCTTGGATTCACTGCTACACCAATTCGGCTGAATGGAAGTGGTTTAGGTGATGTGAATGACATTCTGATTGAGGAGGTGAGTGCTAAGTGGCTGATTGAAAATAACTTCTTAGCACCATACAAATACTACGCACCTAAATTAATCGATACTGGAAAATTAAAATTAAATCGATTGAGAGAGTTTTCTTCCACTTCGATAGACCAAGCTATGCAAGAAAAAACAATCTATGGTGATGCGATTAAGCATTATAAGCAACTGGCAGATGGTGAACAGGCAATTGCATATTGTCACAGTGTAGAAGCTAGTAAACGGACAGCGGAAGCGTTTAGAGAACATGGAATCAATGCAGTGCATTTAGATGCAAAAACACCAAAAAAAGAACGTGATGAAATCATTCGGAAATTCAGAGACAGGGAGATTCGCATTCTATGTAATGTTGATTTAATTGGTGAAGGTTTTGATGTTCCGGACTGTTCAACGGTCATCATGCTAAGACCAACACAATCACTCTCACTCTACATTCAACAAGCAATGAGGGGGATGCGATACCGACCAGGAAAGACATCAATCATTATAGATCACGTTGACAATGTAAGAAGGCACGGATTACCAGATATGGAAAGAGAATGGACACTAGAAGGTAAGAAAGAGACAAAAGGTAAGCCAGAAGTGCCAATAAAAGAATGTGAGAATTGTTTTGCAGTATATTCACCGAAGGAAAAGGCATGTCCTATGTGTGGTCATGTACCAGAAGTTAAAGAACAGAAGGATTATGAAGTGGATGAAACAGCAGTATTGGAAGAAGTCACCGAAGAAGATAAGCAAGCAATTGTTCTTGACTTTCGAGAACCGAAAGACTGCAAAAGTATCAAAGAATTACATGAGTTAGCTAAAAACCGTGGCTATAAAAGTGGCTGGGTATACTACCAAGCCAAAGCCAGAGGTTGGCTATAAATAAAAAAATATATCAAAAAAAAATAAAAGGAGATGTTTATAAATGGCAGGATTTACCTTAGATTTTAACAATACTTTTGAGGGGTTTCAAAAAATTGAGGATGGTTTGTATGAGGTCGTTATTGACCATGCGACAGAGGATGCGACACCGAGCGGCGCAGAATTTACGAATTTTCAAATGACGATTCGCAATGACTTGGAGCAGCCGCATAAAAATCAAAAAATTTGGCATCGGGTGTGGAAAGCAAAAGCGACCGGTAAGTATAACATGACCATGTTTAATACGATTGGAAAAGCCGCCGGTTTACAAGCCGGAAAAATTTATAACACATTTGATGAATTGCTCGAAGATTTTCGAGGAAAGCCGGTACAAGTTTATGTGGAAAACACCACTTCCGAATACAACGGTAAGACTTACGAAAACCTTGAAGTGAAGCAATGGAAACAAACCAAATTCCCTAATGTTCAGCATCAATGGAAGAAAAAAGATGAAAACAATCAGTCAAATGATAATAACTTATTCGACAGCCAGCCAAACATCAGCGAGAATGATCTACCGTTTTAAATGAGAGGGGAGTCCCCCTCTCATCAAAGCATCAGGGGGTGATTCAGATATACCGAAATATACCAGAAGAACTTAAACAATTAAAGCAATGGTGTGGTTACCGGATACTTAATCGAAACGGTAGAAACACCAAAGTGCCAATCAATCCCTACACTGGAGAGTTTGGGAAATCTAATGATGAATCCACATGGTCTGATTTTGAAACAGCAGTGGAAGCGATCAATAAATTCCATTTAAATGGTATTGGTTTTTACTTCAAAGAACCGTACATCGGCATTGATATAGATAATGTCCGAGAACAGATTGAAGCGTATCTATCCGGAAACACAGACGATGAAAATAACATTGTGGCTGAATTTATAGATATTATGCAGAGTTACGCTGAAATTAGTCCAAGTGGAAATGGCGTTCACATTATCGTAAAAGGCGACTTACCGAAGAATGGCAGCAGAAAAGGAAACATCGAAATGTATTCAAACGGTCGATTCTTTACGATGACCGGAAATCACATCGGGGGATACATCCACATCAATGACGATCGGGATTATGGAAGACTGAAATACTTACACAATAAATACATTGCAAGTCATGATCCGATTAAACCGAAAAACGCACTAAGTACATCTGGAAACAAATTATCCGTAGATGAGATTATCAACATTGCATTAAAGAGCAAAAACGGCTTACGTTTCAGATTATTCCTAGAGGGCGGTTGGGAGCAATTCTATCAATCTCAATCAGAAGCAGATATGGCATTTGCAAACGACTTAGCGTTTTGGACTAACCGTGATTACAACAAAATGGACACGATTTTCAGACAGTCTTCCCTCTATCGTGAGAAGTGGGACGAGAAGCGAGGGGAAACCACATACGGTTATATGACGTTGAGTAAAGCTATATCTGAATGTGTGAACGTGTTCAACCCAGAACCAAACAATCACGGAATAAAAGTATTGGAATTTGAAACCAAAAAAATTAAAAAGAAATACTATTCCTATGACGACACGGGAAATGCAGCACGATTCACAGACACTTTTGGAGATATTGTCCGTTACAGTTATGTTCGCAAAAACTGGTTCTATTATGACGGAAAAGTATGGAGACTAGATCAAGAAGGAAAAGTCAAAAGCCTAGTCGATGAAATACTTGAAAAGATGAAAAAAGAACCGGTCTATGTGGCGGATGGCGTGGATGAAGATGAAGCACGAAAAGCGTTACAGAAACACATCAAATATTCCAGAGGAAGCAATGGAAAGACAAACATGCTTAAAGAAAGTCAGCATTTAGTGCCAATCAACACAGATGATTTTGATAAAGATAAACACCTACTTAATGTACAAAATGGCTACCTTGATCTAAATACTGGCAAATTGCACGAACATGACAAAAGCAAATTCTTTACAAAAATAGCAAATGTTGAATACACGGATAAAATAGATTGTCCAATGTGGGAAGAGTTTTTGCATGATATTTTCGACGGAAATAGACCTTTAATAAATTATATTCAACGAGCAGTAGGATATTCTTTATCTGGATCAACGGAAGAGCAAATGATGTTTATCCTTTACGGAAACGGAAGAAACGGAAAATCAGTGTTCCTGGACATCATCACCGAAATGTTAGGCAACTACACTACAAACATTCAACCGCAAACATTGATGGTGAAACCGATGTCCGGTAGTGCTAACAGTGATATTGCTAGATTGCAAGGCGCAAGACTTGTCACTACCACAGAGCCTAACGATGGAATGAGATTTGATGAAGGTTTAGTTAAACAAGTCACTGGTGGAGATAAAGTGACCGCACGATTCTTATATGGTGACGAATTCGAGTATCATCCCGAATTCAAACTGTGGATGGCAACAAATCACAAACCAATCATCCGAGGAACAGACGATGGAATATGGCGTAGGATGGCGATTATACCGTTTACCGTACAGATTCCTGAACATAAAGTGGACAAGAATTTGAAATATAAACTACGCAGAGAAATGAAGGGAATCTTAAACTGGGCAGTTCAAGGTTATCAAGAATGGAAACGAATTGGACTGAATGAACCAGACATTATCAAACAACAACGTGGAGATTACAGAAAAGAAATGGATCCAGTCGAACAGTTTATCGAAGAGTGCTGCTACCGCAAAGATGGAGAGAGAGAAAAAGCTAGTGATTTATACCGAGTGTATAGATCGTGGGCGCAAGAAAACCAGCAATACTTAATGAGTAATACGAAGTTTGGAAGAGAAATGAGTAATAAATTTCAGAAAATAACGAGCAACGGAGTTCACTATGTAGGCATTCAGTTGAAGAGAGAATTTAATAACGAAGCGATTCGATTAACACTCTAATTAATAGATGTTATTGATTAATATTAATTCTAAATTAAAGTGGTTGAAACGGAAGGGTTACGGAATAGTTACGGAAGGGTTGTTGCTAAACCCTTCCAATCCATAAACCTTGTTATACCAATCTTTCTTATTATTATTTTTCTTCTTTGGAAGGGTTGGAAGGGTTAAAAAGTAAAAGTTAAATAGAAAAATAGAAAGAAAATATATAAAAAGGTTTTTATATTTTACTGAAACCCTTCCGAAATATATCTAAAAAACAGCGTTTATCCCTAGAGCCACAAGGGATTGGAATAGTTCGATAAACCCTTCCGAACCATTCCGAACTATTACTCTTTTAGGAGTTGATTGTTTTGAAGTTATACAAACTTTATAAAGGTGATGTTTTTCTTAAAAAAGGTACGTTATGGGAGTTGGCTGATTACACGAAATTACATCAGGGCAGTTTATTGAATTATAGTTACCCGAAGTATATTGAGAAAAACAAAGGAAAAGATGTCCTCGAATTATACGAGGTGACTGACGATTGAAAGAATCAGACATCCAAAATTCTATCAGACTAGCATTGAATCCTTATGCAGTTATTTTTAGAGGGAATGTCGGTAAAGTTAGGCTTCCAGATGGCAGATGGTTCGATACAGGTTTACCTAAAGGTTTTTCGGATTTATTCGGTTTTAGGAAATCAGATGGAAAGATGATTTTTATCGAAGTTAAAACACCAAAAGGAAGATTGAGAGAAAAACAAGAACATTTTTTAAAAACCATGCAACAGTATCCAGTTATATGTGGTGTATGTAGGTCGGCAGAAGAAGCGATTAAATTAGTGACGGAGGGATGATCAAATGAAATACGGAGAAATCGGACAACGGATAGGTGAATTAGTAGACGTCAAAAATGACGCTTACGGCAATGCTTTTCACAAGTCCGGGGAGTTTTTAAAAATATTATACCCGGACGGCATTAAGCCGGAACAGTATAAAGACATGCTTGCAGTAGTCCGGATATTTGACAAGTTGATGCGGATAGCAAACGGAAATCAAGGTGAAGAAAATGCCTATATGGACATAGCAGGTTACGGGATTTTAATGAGTAGAGAAAAGGAGTGAGGTGATAGATTGATTGAATTAATCAGTAAAAATATTAGCGATCTCACGGATGATGAGCTGGAAATCCTTTTGGGCTATTACAAAAATCACGAAGAAAAATATAAATATGAGTTTAAAATGCGTCAATTAGAGCGATCAATCAAAATCAGAAAGCGAGCTAAAAACCGTGAACCAGAATGGGTGAGGTTGGCCAAAGAGGATAAGTTGACAAAAGAAAAATGGCTGGAATTAGGCGCTACTTGGAAAAATGACGAAAACATGACGACGTGGTACTACAAAGAAAAACCGTTTTACAGATGGTTTTCTGGCGGGCATATAAATCAAGAAATACACCGTTTACGAGAAGCTGACAAACGACTGATGGAGATGATTGAGGAGGAAAAACAATGAAATATAAAATCGGCGACTATATCAAATCCCCGAGTGGGATGCAGATATTGATTAGGGATGAAGTGCATGAGCGGGCGGTCAATCGGCAAGCGAAACAATATTCGCAATCTAGTAAAGAGGAGTATGAGAATTATTGGGAGGGGAAGAAATGAATGCTCACGAGTATAAAAAGAAACTGGATAACAGCATGGGTTTGCAATTGATTGTCGCTGGCATGGTTGGATTGATAGAGGAAGAAGGACATTCGGTTCACGAGGTGATGGAATTGCTGGAAGCAACTAAAAGAAATACGTTTCCGGCAATGATGGAGATTTCGAGGGCGGTGAAGAAATGAGGCCGATTAAGTTTCGAGCGTGGGATAACGAAATAAAAGAGATGTTAGAAATGGTGACTGTTGCTTGTCATCGAAAAGACCCTTGGCCACCTTTGTACATCGCAGACGGGATCATCAACGGAATAGACCATCAAGACTATGTATTAATGCAATACACCGGACTCAAAGACAAAAATGGCAAGGAAATTTATGAGGGGGATATCGTCAGACACGCAACAGATGAAGGTGTTTATAAAGTCATATTCGAAGATGGTGGATTTTACGTAAAAAACTTATTTGAATATGACTTTCAAACGATAAACGAATATCCTCTAGAAGTCATCGGCAACATATTCGAGGACAAGCATTTACTAAAGGAGGAATCAAAATGGAAAACATCTGTATCGAATGCAAAGTAAACGTAGCACGTTATTGGGGCAGTCACTTATGTGAGGATTGCTTCCGGAAAATATTGAGAGAAGATGCAGAAATCAAAGTTAAGCAGGCGTCGGATGTCAATGTAGAAACAGCGGCAAATAAGTGGTTTTAGGAGGGTAAAACATGAAAAAAGCAAAAAATACACAAGAAAAAGAGCGGAGATGGTGGGCTAAGTATGGTCGAAACCTGTGGGAGTTGAGAAAAGGAGATTTACTAATAGACAAGCATTTTGGAAAAATAGCAGAAGTTAGAGAGGTCGAAGAGAAACATTATCTTATCGGCGCAATCACGAGTTATGAACCTTTAGATTTTATTAAAAGAAACTATACAGTGGTTTGCTTTGCCGAACAACGCTTAGATCGGGAGGGAGAACAATGACAGAATATGCGCTGTATCATGGTGACAGGTTTGTCGCCATAGGTACAGCCGAAAAACTGGCGGAGGTGCAAGGTGTTAAACCAGACACTATAAAATTTTACGCCAGCCCGAGTTACTGGAAACGCAAAAAAAATCCCGAAAAAGGAATAGTGGTGGTGAGATTAGATGACGAATAAAAAACTCAAACTCGGTGATTGGGCCAAAAACATCTATGGTGTCGGAACCGGGAAAATCATCGAAGAAACTGACGGATATTTCGTCACGGATTTTGGTTTGATGTCATTTAAACACGATATGACGATAAGACCGGCGACGAATGATGAAATATTCGAAGAGAAAAGACGGCGCTGGTATCGGGAGGTCGAAAAATGAGTGGATACGACGTTTGCAAGCACGGACGGATACGGTGTGCGGAATGTGCTTACGTAGAAGAGCTTGAAGATAGGATTGAGGAATTGGAGCAACAAAACAAACGCTATCG